TGGGTCACTCTTTGTAGCCCTTATGCTACTTTAACCAACACTGAATAGGCACTAGACATGAAGTTTACTCTAAACCCACCAGCAATCATGCTACACAACTACGACACTGGACGTACACTTGAGCAATGCCGAAAGGCACTTAAAGGATAAACCATGACACCTGAAGACATTCGAACAAGAGCGGAGGATGACCTAGCGTTCTTCATCCAGCTTATTGCTCCATCTCAGGTTCTTGGTAATTGCCATAAGGACGTAATCCAGTGGTGGAACCGTCCCGAAGCTAAACATCACCAACTACTTCTATTTCCACGGGACCACGGTAAGTCACGCTTAGTGGCCTATCGGGTTGCGTGGGAGCTTACCAAAGACCCAACACTACGGGTACTCTATATCTCAGCTACTGCAAACCTTGCAGAGAAGCAGCTAACGTTCATCAAAGGCTTAATGACCAGCGACATCTTTCGTAGGTATTGGCCCGAACACATCCACCCTGAAGAGGGTAAACGATCCAAGTGGACAAACTCTGAGATTGCACTGGATCACCCCCTCAGGAAATCTGAAAACATCCGTGACCCCTCCGTGTTTACAGCAGGTCTCACTACAGGCATCACAGGTATGCACTGCGACATTGCAGTACTTGATGACGTTGTAGTATCAGAGAATGCTTACACTGAAGAGGGTCGTGGTAAGGTCAGAGCACAATACTCCTTGCTTTCGTCTATCGAAGGTGCAGATGCCAAAGAGTGGGTAGTTGGTACACGTTACCACCCCAAGGACCTGTACAACGACATGATGCAGATGCAGGAAGATATTTACGACGACACTGGCGATAAGACTGGCTCTGAGTCGATCTACGAGACTTACGAGCGGGCAATCGAGAACTACGGTGATGGCACTGGTGAGTTCTTGTGGCCCCGTCAACAACGACGTGATGGCAAGTTCTTTGGCTTTGATGCCCGTATCCTTGCACAGAAGCGTGGTAAGTATCTCGACAGGGTGCAGTTCCGTGCTCAGTACTACAACAGCCCAGACGATCCTGACAACAGGCCAATCGACTACAACCAGTGCCAATACTTCGAGCGTAAGTTCTTGAAGCAGGACGGTGGGCACTGGCACTATAAGAGCACAAGGCTCAATATCGTAGCCTCTGTAGACTTTGCCTATTCAACACGTAAGACAGCCGACTACACAGCTATCGTTGTTGTGGGGGTAGATGCTGACAATAACATCTACGTCTTGGATATTGTACGCTTTCGGACTGATAAGATCAGCGAATACTTCAAGCACATCTTGGACCTCTATAACCGCTGGGGCTTTAGAAAGCTCTGCGCAGAGGTTACAGCAGCCCAGCAAGCAATCGTTAAGTCCCTTAAGCAGGACTACATTGCTACGCACGGTCTGGCAATCAAGGTTGAAGAGATTCGCCCAACACGGCACCAGGGCTCCAAAGAGGAGCGTATGGAGGCTACACTGATCCCCCGATATGACAACAACCAAGTCTATCACTACAGGGGTGGTAATACGCAAGTACTTGAAGAAGAGCTTGTCACAAAGAACCCTGCACACGATGACGTGAAGGACGCCTTGACCACTGCCATTGAGCATTCAGTTAAGCCAGCCAAATCGGTTCGCAGAAGCAACCAAGACAGCAACATAGTGTTCCACCCTCGTTTCGGAGGTAGAGCCTTCTAGGAGAAATAAATGGCACGAGCACTTGACGTTTCAGCCTTGATCGAGCCACATCAGTATGCAGCAGAGATTTCTAATCGCTTCACTGAGTGGAATTCGTATCGACAGGAGTGGTTGCAAGAGAAAAAGGAACTACGGAACTACGTGTTTGCTACGGATACCCGTACAACAAGCAACAGTAAACTTCCGTGGTACAACTCTACAACCACACCTAAGATCACACAGATTTACGACAACCTTAAAGCTAACTATACCACTGCGTTGTTTCCTAACAGCAAGTGGATGAAGTGGGAAGCCACTGACGAAGCTAGTGCTACTAAGGCCAAGCGTGACACGATCCAGACATACATGGAAAACAAGCTGCACCAGTCAGACTTCCGCAACGTAGTTGATGGTTTGGTAGACGACTTCATCCTTACAGGCAACTGCCTCGCTACAGTGGACTACACAAGCGATTACACTGTGCTGGAGAGCGGTGAGACAGTCTCAGGCTACATGGGCCCCCGACTGGTCCGTATCAGCCCCTACGACATTGTTTTCGACCCTACAGCAGCAGACTTCGCAAACACACCTAAGATCGTCCGTACAATTAAGACGCTTGGTGAGATTGCTGGTATGGCTGAGAAGAACGACGAGATGGCTGTAGCATTCCAAAAGATGCTTGGCGCACGTCAGGCAGTCAACAGCGCCACAGCCACAGAGAAGTCTGATGGTTTTGTAGCAGACGGTTTTGGTTCCATTGAGAACTACTACAAGTCCTCCTACGTTGAGTTGTTAACCTTCTACGGCGACATGTATGACATGCAGTCAGGTGAGCTCAAGCGTAACCGTATCATTACAGTTGCTGACCGTGCTCACGTAGTATCAGACATTGCAAACCCTAGCTGGTTAGGCACTGCTCCAATCTTCCACAGTGGTTGGCGTAACCGCCCAGACAACTTGTATGCAATGGGTCCTCTCGACAACCTTGTGGGCCTTCAGTATCGCATCGACCACCTAGAGAACTTGAAAGCTGACGTATTCGATCTTATCGCAATGCCAATGCTCAAGATTCGTGGTGATGTTGAAGACTTCGAATACATGCCTGCGGGTCGTGTGTACATTGGCGAAGAGGGTGACGTTACGTCCCTGGTTCCAGATACCACAGCCCTCAATGCAGACTTCCAAATCCAGAATCTAGAGCAGAAGATGGAAGAGCTTGCTGGTGCACCTAAGATGGCTATGGGTCTGCGTACAGCAGGCGAGAAGACAGCCTTTGAGGTCCAACAGCTAGACAATGCGGCTAACCGTATCTTCAACCACAAGTCTGCTAAGTTCGAGATGGAGTTCCTTGAGCCTGCGCTTAACGCAATGCTTGAAGCTGCACGTCGGAACATGAACTACCTTGACACCATCGCAGTCTATGATGATGAGACAGGCGTTCAGTTGTTTCAAAGCATTACTAAGGATGACATTACCGCAAAGGGTAAGATTGTCCCAATGGGTGCTCGTCACTTCGCAGAGCGGGCCCAGCGCGTCCAGACGCTACAACAAGTTATGCAGATCAAGTCCATGGACCCAACGGTTGGTGTACACATCTCTGGTAAGTTGGTAGCAAAGCTGCTTGCAGAAGAACTTCGCGAGGAAGCACTCTATGGTGAGAACATCTCTGTCTATGAGCAGATGTCCACACAGAAGGCGTCTTTGGATGCTGAGGCTGACATGCAAGAAGACCTCGAAGTAAAAGCAGAACAGGGGCTCTAAATGCACAGCGCATGGATGAAGGGCATAAAAGATAAAGACGCTCGTCGGAAAGAGGTTATGGCATTCCGTAACGCATTCGACGAGCTCAAAGAGATTCTCGAACGTGACTTCAAGAAAAAGGAGAACGTTCGGGATTATAGTGACCCTCAGTGGGTCCACACGCAGATAGCGGTCAATGAGTATAACCAATCACTTGAGGACCTGCTGAAAATCATCACTATAAAGGAATAAACTATGTCAGTATTTGACCAAACCACGGGTCAGGACGCAGTTACTACTGAGCAAGTATCGCCTGAAGCTACTCCAACCACAGAGAGTTTCGTAGCAAAACTTGTAGAGACACGCGGAGAGAAGTGGGGAGACCCAGAGACAATCGCCAAAGGGAAACTTGAGGCAGATAACCATATTGCTGAACTAGAGCGTCAACTCACAGAAATGCGAGAAGACCTTAGTAAGCAAGATTATTCAAAGTCACTTCTTGAGCAACTACAGAACAAGGCTGGTGCCACCGCCAACAAACCTGTAGTGTCGTCAGAACCAGAAGGTGGAGTAGTTGAAGCGGACACCACGCCAGACGCTGCTAAATTGGAAAGCCTTGTTGAAGCTACCCTGCAAAAACGGGAAGCGGTAGCCACTACCAAGAGCAACATTGCGGCTGTAGATGCAGCTATGACTGAGGCATTTGGTACTGAGGCTTCAAAGGTTGTAGTCGAGAAAGCGAAAGAACTCGGCATGACACTGGACCGTATGCAAGCTATTGCTGCTGAAAGTCCAAACGCTTTCCTACGACTTGTAGGGGACGTGGCACCTGTAGTTAAACCTGTGGCTCAAACCACAGCAGTCAACTCGCAAGCCAAACTCAACAACGGTGGTAACAAGACTTGGTCAGACTACCAAGCACTCCGCCGTTCGAATCCGACCCAATACTACAGCCCATCCGTACAGCGCGAAATCGTTGCTATGCGTGACAAGCAAGGTACAGGGTTTTTCCAATCCTAATAAATATGAAAGGCTAGACAAATGGCTGGCAACATCACAACAAACACTGGCAACCTGATCCGCGACGATATTTGGTCTGCTGAACTCCGTGAAATCCTCCGTGAGGAGCTTCAGGCTACTAAGTACGTCAACTGGCGTTCTGACTTCCCAGATGGCGACACACTGCACATCCCACAGATTGCAGACGCTATCACTGATGACTACACCGAAGATGCGGCAGTTGTCTACAACGCGCTCGGCACAAACGACTTCACGCTTACCATTGATAAGTATAAGTCTTCGGGCCACTACATCACACGTAAGATGGAGCAGGACAGCTACTACATGAATGAGCTTATGTCCTCGTTCGTTCCTAAGCAAGCCCGCTCGATCATGGAAAGCCTTGAGACAGACGTTCTTGCTAAAGGTGTAGGCACTGCTAACGACACTGGCACAATCAACGGTATCGACCACCGTATTGCTGGTGGTAACGCTGGTATCATCGAAGTGGCTGACTTTGCCTATGCTTCATATGCTCTGAAGAAGTCTCACGTACCACAGACCAACATGGTTGCTATTGTTGACCCATCAGTTGAGTTCCAGATGAACACACTGAGCCAGTTGACAAACGTCTCCAACAACCCACGTTGGGAAGGTATCGTATCTGACGGTATCGCTTCTGGTATGCGTTTCGTAGCTAACATCTATGGCTTTGACGTTTACACTTCTAACTTCCTTCCAACGGCAACTGGTGCAACTGCACTGACTGACCGTGCTGGTGGTTCCGCAGTGGACGTGTCCGCAGGTAAAGCTAACTACTTCTTCTCAGCAACATCCGACGTTCTTCCGTTCGTTGGTGCTATGCGTCAGGAGCCTATTGTTGACCGTGAATTCAACAAAGACTACCAGCGTACTGAGTTGGTAACTACAGCTCGTTGGGGTGCGAAAGTAATTCGCCCTGAGAACCTTGTTAACATCGTTACTCTCCCAACAATTGCTTAATCTAACTTTCGGGGGCCCTTTCGTGGGGCCCTCGTTCCCTCACCTAAGGAGATAACCTAATGGCTAATATCGAGCATAGCACACTAACCTCTACTGAGCTCCATGAGCCAAAGGGAGCCAACTCCGCTGCTAACAATTCAACGTACACCGCCAACGGAGCTGGTTCTGGTGCTTGGGAAAAGATTCAAGGCTGGGGGCAGTATCAGGACAGTCGCACGACTGTTGGTAGCCCCGTC